GAGAGAGCGCGGCTGTGTATGTTGAAGAAAATCAGAATAAATTTCGTATTTTTCGGATATGTGCGCTGGTTGTTTTTGCTTGGTTTTTTATCTGATTTCGGCATCTGGAATGAACGAATCACCCAGTTTGTTTTGGAACATTCCAACAATGATCACATCGGCTGCATCACTGAAATGAGTGGCGTGTGCTTGGTCAAATCCTTTGCGCTTTTCACTTGATTTATCTTTGCGAATGGATGCGCGGTTGCCTTGAACTGCTGGTGCATTTTGCATTGAAATTAATAGCTCCCTGCAATTGTTCGAGTTGAAACGCACGTTTGGATAGTCGGTATTATCCTCATTCATAATGTTATTCCAAAGCATATGCTTGATGTCGTGTTGCTCTTGCTTGTGCCAATAGGTCATTGGTTGCACGCTCCAACCTTTCTTTTCCAACAACGCCATCACCTGGTCCGCATAGGTCATGGTTGAATTGGCTTGCGAGTTGTTACCACTTGGGTCATAGAAGAAGAAGATATGTTTGTTCTGGTGCTGTTCGTAGTAGCGACAAAATTCATCAATCAAATCATCAATGATGCGCGGATGCTTAACAAAGATGTTCTTCAGCATCCATAGTTCGTGACCGCGATCTTGTGCCACCACCATACAGTTGATGTGTGCGCCCCAGTCAATGCCAATGGTCAAGGCTTGCAATGGATTCAAATCAGAATCACCAGCGCACGTTGGCTCTGAATCGGAAAGCAATTGTTGGTAATACAGGTTATCGAATGCCTTGTTGTAGCAGTGAATGTTTTCATCTAACTTAGGATAGAAACATGTTTCCACTTGCTTCATTCGTTCATTCAATACTTCAGCACGGAAAAGGAAATCAGGCATAATTGCTTTGGCGTTATCAAAGTATTGTTGCCCTAAGTTCTTTTTGTTCACATACGCATTAGCAGAAAGGAACAGCACCTTTTCAGGATTAAGCTTGGCTTGTTCTTCATACTTGAAAATCCAATTTCCTTTCGCAGTAACTGGAGTTGATGTTGCCAAGGTGATTGAATGGTGCAATGAACAATCTTTGTAAAGCTTCCAAGTTCCATCCGGGTAGAATGCTTTCTTTTCTTCGCCACCGCGATTGGTCAACAATATATCTGTGTTGAATTGTTCTTCATCCAGCAATGCAGCTTCATCAGCAACTACCCAATCAACGTTCATTCCACGCCCTGAAGCAGCACCGCCATCTTGTGAAACGAACACCATCACTGCGCCATTGTACCAAATCATACAGTTGGCATAATCCAATTGCGCTTCATACGGTTCTGGCCATTTCCAAGATTTCGGTGGTTTTTTTCCTACGAAATAGTGAATATCTTTATAATAGCCCAATTGTTCCAAGCCAGCAATGGTTGATGGAAGTGTACGTGTTTTGATTTGTGCATAAGATTGCGCTGCCATTACTCCAGTTGAACGTGGCATTTGTTTCACACATTCAGAAATTGCGAGCGCAAGAATGGTTGATTTACCAGTACCTCGCCCCCAGCGAAGGAAGCGAATCTTAATAGATTGCAGGAAAAAAAGTGAATACATAAACAAAGCTTGCGCATCATTCAATTGCAATTCTTTATTCGATTTCATCTGCATCAGTGATTTCGTTCATATCAAATGCTCCTTGGCCAAGAATGCGCTGGAAGATTTTACTATTTTCAGAATTGATATTCACATTTATCTGTGTCATTTCCACCTTTGAAAAGTCTGGCATATCAGGATCTGTTGAATCTAAGCCATTGGTTTTAATCAAGATTTCTTCATCTTTTTGAATGAGTTTGATCATCTTTTCATAATTCGTGAAATCATTATTCTCATAGGCTTGAATAGCTCGCTTGTGTTGCAGTTCCATTCGTGCCATAATTGATTCAGTCAAAGTCATTCGAATGAATTCTTTTGTGTGAACTGACATTGGCGCAAACATATTCACGGCATTTATGAAATCGCGAAACACATCATTATCAGATAGCACATAACCGCGCTTCAACATCACTGCTTTATACTTCTTTTTGGCTACAACCTTGTTTTTTTGGGTGCGTAAAAGCGCAAAAGCAGTTTCCCAGCGTTCACAAAATTCTTGATCTTTCTTGCTTAATTTACTTGCATTCTTATAGTAGCGTTCAATGTTCGCAAAGTGATCTTCATTTCTTTCTAAATCAGCCATTGATTATTTTTTGAAGTTTTGATTTATGTTTTTCGAGTAATTTTTCAACCTTTTCGCGCTCTTCAGCTGTTAACTGTTTTTTTAGTTTTCGTTCATAGTTACCTATGTAGGATTTTAGGTTTTGGATTTGGATAAATTCTTCAGCCGTGCGCGATTGTTTGATGAATCTTTCAGGAATTTCACCAGCTTTCACTTTCTTTTTTTCATCATTGATGCCGTCAATTTTGGCTTGAATTTTAATCAATTGCAATGCTACTTCGTGCCTTTTTTCATCACTTACAGCATTATACAAATCAACGTGAATTATACCTCTTTGGCGGTACAGTGTGCGCCATTCAGTATCTAAGCTTTCAATTACAGAATCATCTGAAGGAAGATTGCTAACTGGAACAAAGCGATAATTATTTGGCCGTAAAATAGAATCTTCATCGCCTTCAGCATTGTTTCGTGAACTGGAATGATTTTGGTTAGCAGTTCGTAAGCGCGTGAATTCGCACTGGTCCAATTGTTCTTGTTCTTCATAATATTCAATTAATTTATCGGTTAATAATTGTTTTTTTGCTTCTGTTTCCGCACCAAACAATTCAATCAAAACCGATTTATCCGAACAAACGCGCATAAACAAGGAAAGCCCAACATTGTAGTTGAGCTTTCCTTCAATATAAGCTTTGATTTCGTTAATCAGTGTGTTCGCTTGGCTTTGCATTTGATTTGGGTGCTATGAATTTAGCCCCTAAATTAACCAATCGTTCTGCCTGTGCTAAGGACAATGTTTTCAAATCTATCGTTCCATAATTACCGATGACAAACTTTGAAATTAGCCTTGGATAATTCAACCTGATTTCAAATTTTTCTGCTACTTCTTTAGAAAGTAACGATGTGAAATCAGGTTTTGTTGGTTGTTTCTTAGCCATCAGACTAAGCTCCAGTCAAATCAATTGCTGCATCAGCTTCGTAGTATGGAGCTACGGAACCAGTGTTTGCAGTATAAGTGAACGCCCAGTTTTTCGCATCAGTCAACAACGCACCATTTGCGCCAACGGCTTGTGTTCTGATTGCTGGAACATCTTTTGAACCAATCAATCTTCTGTTGTTGTCTTTATCTTCTACTAAAAGAACAAGGCACGCATTTGGTGTTTTGTTAACCCATTCATCAGAAGCGATTGTTTTAGGGAATTTCAACTCATACATTGATTGGATAACTTGTGAACCAACTTCGCCAACTTCTGTTTCTGTTAATTTTCCTGTATCAACAATTGTTTCTAAAACTGCCCATTTTTTACCAGCTTTAAGCACGATGTCACCATCTAAAGTGATTGAATCACCTACGCCAGTTGTTGTTTTGTATGCTGGCCACGTTTCGATGTCGCAAGCGCAAACAGCATATAATTTTACTTTGTGGCCTGAAATGGTCTTAATACCACACTGACCAGTTAAATCTAAAATATCCATTTTTTCTAAGGATTAATTTTGTGAATAAACTAATTAATTAATCGACGATTTCAATAACCGATGCGCCAACTTCAATGAAGAAATCAAGCACTTTCGTATATTTTTCATCCTCATTTTTGATCACTTCAGCAGAATCAACCAATTTGCCATCGATAGATGTTTTTAACATTCCATCTTTAAAGCGAATTTCTTTCTTATGCTTTTTTGATTTGTAAGTACCAGGAATTGCTTTTGCAACTTTAGCACCTTTTTCAGCCAATAATTTCAATTCAGCGTTTTCAGATTTCAATGTTTCGATTTCTTCCAATGCTTCTTGCAATTGTGCTGGAATAGTTGCCAATTCCGCTAATTGACCTTTTAAAGCTGTGATTTCAGCTTTTGCTTCTTCTAATGTGATTTCTTTTGCCATTTTTTCTAAATGAATTTATTTGAAAAAACCGCCCAATCTTTCAATCAGGCGGCATTTAATTTTTATGCTTGATCGTTTACAAAGATTCCTTGCAATGATTGGAAACCAATTGCACAATGCCAATCAGCAAAAATCGCAACATTTCTCTTATCTTGCTGAACATTGAATCCAGAAGGCGAAACCAATTTATCATAAAGATGAATCAAGTTTCCTGGTTGCGAGAACACTAATCTTTGAGATGTACCAAAGCCATTGATTGGAACGATTTCAACATTGTATTCATCCATTTTCAAGTTGTTTTTTGCAGCTTGATCATTTGTTGCTCCAAACAATGTTCTGTAATGTTTTTTGTAGAAACGAGCAACAGTTGTTGAACAAAGAATTCTACCTCCTTTATTTGCAACTAATGGATCAATTCCATCCATAAATGTTTCAAATCTTGTTACAGCATTTGAAGCTGAAATTGAACCAGTAACAATTGGAGTTAAAGCTGAATCTGCAATTTCATCAGCAACAATCGTTAACAATCCATTCATTGAATCAATTGCGTTTCCTGCTGTTCCTGCTGTTGGCGCAACATAATTTCCTTTACACATCGCTGTGTTTAATTCTTCAGTTACTTTAGGAAGCAATTCCATTTCCATAATGTACTTCACTAAAGGCCAATCTTTTCTTTCAACGTTTTCTTGTGAAAGGTAGAACAACCAAGAATCTGTAATTGCATCGATATTATCTAAGATAAAATCCATTTTCAACTTAAATATTTCATTGTTGTAACCAACGAATGACGTTGTTCCTTTTGGCGTCCATCCTTGCTGAAATGCTTGTAATAATTCAGAAGTTGACGAACTTACACCAACATAATTTCCTCGCTGATTTCCGATAGACTTAACATAAGGTGCTAATTCTAAACCGTTTCTTAATTGGCGGAAGAAATTCATCTGATTAGATTCAATCGCCATATACTTTGATAAATCGGAAACAATATCAACTGGATTAACACCTGTAAGGGAAATACCATTTGCTAAAGCTCCCACTGGATTGTTTGCAATTAATGCTCCAGCCGTAAAAAGTGAACCGGTTAAAGTTCCATCGATTCCAAAAGCGTTACCCGCTGATGAACCTAAAGCAAACGCCAAAAATAAAAGGGTTATGCTTGTTGCTAATTTGAAGATTTTCTTCATTGTTTATATAAATTAAAAGGTTACTAATTAATGATTTTGCGCAATCTTGTTATAAGAACGATTAGGATCTTCCCAAGGTTTTTCCGCGAAATCTTCTGCATCGGCACTAACTGGAGCTGTTGTTGTTGCGCCTGCCGCTGGTTTGATTTCGAGCGTTTGTTCGATTGTTTCCAATCTTGAAGCAATTGGCGTAACGGCAGCAGTTACAGCAGCAGAAACAATGGATGCAATATCCGCAGTTGATGCTTGTTGTGTTGTTGCTGTTTCAGTTGCAGTTGTTTCTTCAACTTGTTCTTCAACAACTTCTTGTTCTTCGTTCGCTAAATGTTCTAATCCTTCGATGTGTGATTGCACTTTTTGCAAATCATCAACTGAAAGAACTTCGCCAACGTTCACATCTCTTCCCAAGATGCGGCTGTACAATTCATTTTTCATTTGTATCTGTTTTTTGTTTCTACTAAAGAGTCCCATAGGGTTTGAATTTACTTGGTTAATTTGTTCAGAAATATATTCAACAACAGCATCGAAAGATTTGATGCCGTCAATTAATCCTTGTTCAATTGCATCTTGCGAATAATACATTTTACCAGTCAATGCCGTTTCTTTGATGCCTGTTCTACCTTCTTGCACATTCGAAAGGAAAACATTATTCATCGGGTCCAACGATTCTTTAATATATAAATCGTGATTTCCTTTCAATAATTCTTCGCCAGCTTTGTTTTTATCAACTGATTTCGAAGCATAAACATAGACTTGTATGTAGCGCGGTTTATCTTCGCTTTCAGGATTTACTTTGTTATAACCAACCATTGTTCCAATTGAACCAACGCGATCTGTTTTAACGGAAGTGAAAATTGCATCCGTATTTGATGCCAACCAATAACCAGCAGAAGCGCAAGAACCTGAAACATAAGAAACGATTGGTTTTGGATAAGAAGCGATTGTTTCAACAACGTTTTCAATATATTCAGCTTGACCTCCTGGTGTATTGAAATCCAAAATAACACCACCGATTGATGGATTTTCAGCGTATTCTTTTAAAATTCTGTGAATGGTTTCTGTTCCCATATCACCACAATAATCTTCGCGCGTCAATACATCATAGATTGGAATAACAGCAATTGTTTTTCCTGTTGATCTGGAAGAAATCATTTGTGGTTCTGCTGCTGAAATCAAAGAAGTTAAATCAACAGTTTTTCCGCTGATTATTTGTTCAACAATTGGATTAACAGAGATTGCATAAGCTTCATCAACAGCCCATACACTTGAAATAACTGATCTTAATAACCGATTCATAAAGCCAAAATTCACTATTAATAAACAGCGAATAAAGGACAGAATTAATTATCAACAAAATCTTATGTGATTGTAATGTGATAAAACTGCGATTTTTTGAGGGAATATCGCACTTTTATTGACTTGTGTATGTGATTGATTAAGATTCAAATAATTTCAACTGTGATTCAATCACTTCTTTTTGCCTTTTTGCAGAAATTGAATGTTGCGGATACCTTGCACGATAATACATTTTTTGCGCTGTTTCAACTGAAAGATCATCTTCTGAAATTTCATAGAAGTCCAGAAACATTTCAATATTATCTTCAATGGTGGTTCCTCGCTTGTGGTTGATGCTGATAAAATCACACAAAGCTTGATCAAACAATGATTTTAATCTAAAATCAATTGAATTCATTGCTTCAATGGAAATCCAAAATTTCTTTTCCTTTAATGTTTCCGTGTCAAAGGTGCAAATCAGTTCATCATTCCAGCGAATCTTTTCAACTTCTGGTACCTTAACTTTTTCCTTTTGCAATGGCTCCAGAATGATTGCGGAAAAATGGCAACGTTTGTTTGAAACTTTGAACGGTTCCACATTGTTAGATCCAGCAATGAATTTTTTCAGATACGATCTAATGGGAATTTTTACTGTGATTGTGTATTCATTCATTTGGTGCGGTTTTGAATTCGTAAAGGTAAAAAGCAAAATCTTCAACTTGTTTATCAGGGTATTCCTTTAAAAGTTGAATGCGTAATGTTTCCGGATCGAGATTTCTTGCCATTTTAGAAAATAGGGAAGGAATCGCAATATTGAAGGGAACAAGTTCAATTAATTCTGCTGGATATTCTTTTCGAGATTCAAAATCACAAAGAATGACTTTTTTAGGTAAATGAGAATCCAAAATTGAACCTTTTTTGTAAGGTAATATTTTGGGATAAAAACCAAAATTGACGCATCGATCAACATTGGTATATTTTAGAATTCGGGGTGCTTCCATACGCCAAATGTACTAAAAAGTTAATTCATTTTTGATTTAGACAGTTTTTTTTTCTGTAAAAAATCCATTTTGAAAGCTAAAAAGCAAAAAAAAACCGCTTTTCTGCCACCTTGCTGATTATCAATATTTTAAGTTTTTGCCCTAATTGGCATCAAAACCACGCCAGTATTGAAGGAGCGGAATTTTTTGACAGAAAAAAACATTTCCGCTTTTCCGCTTTTTTTGGAGCGGATTTTAAAAAAACCGCTCCCAAAAAAATAATGAGTTAACTAATTGATTTATATATAATTATACAATATATATATAATAAAAAAGCGGAAAAGCGGAAAAGCGGAATTTTTACACAACTTTCAGAAAATGGCAAAAAACGACAAAAAGTGGCTATTTTTCGCAAGATTTAACTTTTTGTTCTCTATTTTCGCAAGATTCAACAATAAAAAAGCCGATTTCGTTAAAAATCGGCTTTTTTTATAGGTTAATTAGTTCTAAATCAACTAATTAATTTTTTAAAAATTTCTTCTATTGTTCATTTTTTGAGATAACACCTTTTGCAGTTAGCTTCACTACTCGCACATTTGCTGGTTGCGCAATTTTCCACGCTGTTCTTCGTGCTTTATGCAAGCGCGTTTTTAAAATTCTAGTGACATTTACCTGGTTATTTTGGTTGCCTCCCAGAACGTGGAAACAAGTATCGTCTTCGCCAACATAAATTCCTACGTGGCCACCACCATTTCTTTTAAAAGTCAAAATATCACCAAGCATTGGTACTTCTGCTTCAGTTCCATATTTTGCCCAGTTCAACGCCCAAAGTGGCGATTTTACCACTTCAACATTCGCTCGATGCGCACAAATTGCCACGAATAAACCGCACCAAGGAATTTCATCATTGGTATAAACTTTTTCAAGGTCCAATTCTTTAGCCCATTCAAGAATAGTTGGATTGTGTTTTTTTCCAACAATTTCTTTTGTTCCAATCAATTTGATTGCTTCAAGAAGAATGCGCGGTGCTTTTTCGGTGGATAGGAAATCGTACATGGTTTTAATTTTTATAATATTCCAATTGATTGACTTGCTACAAATGCACTCGATGTTGATGCATTGTTTATTACTTTTATTGAAATTGTATCGCCAGAGTTGTAAGCAACACTTGTAGTTGTTTCGCTATATACTCCTGCGGGTGATCCTGCGGGAATATTAATTATAATTCCTGTATCTGTTCCATTTTTTTGAATTGTAAAAACCAAAGAACCAGTTGCTGGTTGCGCTGAATTAGTTAATATAAAGAAATTTTTAATTGTTGAATTATCCACTAAAACAACGCTTCTAATTACTTCAACTGTATTTATGCTGTTATCAGAGAATCCGATATATCTAACTGCCCCAGAAGTTGTTGTTATTGTGCTTGAAATTTGACCACTAAGGGTGAAATATTTTTGAGCTGCTGGCGTAAATCCTAATGCTCCAGTTACATCACCACTTGTTAAAGTTATTGCCCCAGTTCTTCCATTGAAAGAAGCAATTGCATCCGTATTGTCAATTTTTTGCCATGAACTTCCGATGGAAACCAACCAATCGCCAACTTCAAATGTTTTTCCAGCAAATGTGCCTCCAGTTGTTGCAATGTAATAAATACCTTCATTAGCAACATAACCAGTTATTGCAGTTGTATCATTTGTTAAAGTGATGCTTGCAGAAGCAGTTCCAAGCTTTGATTTTGCACTATTCGTTAAAGTTGCAACAGCGGTTGTTGCATTTACAACACCACCATATAACAATTGGCCAACAATTGAATCAGGAAAATAAGCTGTATCAATTTTTGTTGAAGCATTCAATGGAGCATAACCATTCGCTGCGCCTTTTTCCGCAACATCTTCTGGAGTATAACCAAGCGAATCTTGTTTTCCTGCTAATTCAGAAGCCAAATCCAACTGATCCGCAATCGTTCCTTCAATATCGCCCCAATTGATAACGCCACCTGAATCAGCAATTAACTGAATTATTGCTTTTAAAACAAAATTCATTTCTTCGCCTGTGATTGCGTTTTTTCCGTTTTTTTTGATTGTTGAATTGATGCGATCAATTACTTCTGCTTCAGTCATAGTTACAAATTGAAATCTACATTGTAATCAGCATTAAAATCGCCACCAGCTACTTTCTTATTCGATAAATAAGTGATAGTTGTTGGAGAAATGCTTGATTTTCCAAGTGTAAATTTCAACTCTTTTACTATGCCAACAAAGGACATATTGCGTTGCTGAATCGTGTGAATCGGTTGTTTCCATTTCATTATTTCAAGAATGTTGTGAAATGGAAGTGCTAAGTTTTTTTCGATTGATTGATTATACAACTTAACCAAATTCATAAACTTCGCATAAATCGAAAGGTGCGAATCTTCATCATTGAAGTAAATAGAACAAGTGCCAAATTTGCCAGCGTAATTGATGAATTCACCATAATATTGCACATCGTTCGAAAGAATAGAATTTGAGTTATAACAAATCAAACGCTGTTCTGTAAATTCTGCTGGTGGATTGATGCCATCAGAACCAATGGTGAAATCAATTAAGAAATTGCCACGGAATAAACCAACGTTCAACGTTTCAGAAGCTATCCAATCATTTTCATTGTAGGCTTTTGATTTTGCCAAGAAAGGAACGTGTAATGTTGTTGGTTTACCATTTTGTGAAATCATTGGCAAATAATTCACTTCTTGATCTGTTGCTTGCAATTGGCTGTTTCCAATCGTGGCATCTGTGAATTTATCGGCAGCAGCTCCATTGATGAAATCTAAATATTTCCATCCTTCAGTTCCAAGCGCATACGAATAACGCAAGGAATTCACATCGATTTCTTCAATCTTAAAATCTGGAAGGCAAAATTTGGAAACATCAAAAGTTTTGGCATTGATTTGAATGTTTTTCAGCACCAGTTTATTATTCACAAAATCGTAAGAAATACCAAACAGCGTGCGCAATGTTTTGAAAATATCAATTGCCTTGTTTCGTGGCTTGAATTCGTTAAGGTTTAAATATTGACCATGAACATTGAATTGCTTACCATCTTCATCAATGCGTTCATCCAATGATTTTCCACTGAAATACAGCAATTGATAGTATTCTGGTATTTCTTCAATTGCTGAAGAATCAACTTGTAAGTTAAGTTTTTTTGCTGTTTCCTTAAATAAGTGTGAAAACTTTAAAGCTGGAGAAACAGATGTTTGCCAATTGTTGGTAAAATCTTCAATCAATCCTGTTCCTTGCGTTGTGGTTGAAATGGACCACGCACCAGGCAAAGTTCCAATTGCGGAATCATCCGAAAAACCGCCTTGGACATTTCTGATGTAAATTCCATTTGTTGGCGTTCCTATCAGTGTGAAAAATTCAAAATCTTGTACTACATTCAAAATTTCACCAATCAGTTGTGAACGCACTTCTTCAGCTGTTGCCGTATAGGTCAATTGCACACGAATGCCAGTTCTTCCACTTACCAAAGGATCTACTCCAATTGGCGTAAATCCAAAAATGCGCTGAAACCAAATATAATAGCGATTCACATTATTAGCAGAATTTATTGTGAAATATTCGCCACCTGAAAGCGAAGCAGAATCACCAACTTCTAAATAAGTCACTTCTTGAATTGGCAAAATAACACCTTCATTTTTCACATACAATCCAGTTGATAACTGATAACGATTCACGCACCATTTATTCAAATCCATTCCTTTATTGATAGCTGAACCGTTTTCGCCTGAAATCTTCCATTCTTCGCGCGGATAAGCTTCAATTGGTGGAAATTTGAAACTGCCTTCGTTTACTGGTTCGTTTTCTGGCAACTTTGAATTCATCAAATCATTCCAAGCTTGGATTTTATCTTCTGGCGAATCTTCAGAATCATAAACTTGAATCGTTTCCAATTCAATATCATCAAATGAAAGTGTTTCCAGTTCTTGGCGTAAATCTAAACCATCATTTTTGATCATTACAGAAATGCCAGAAGAATCGCGTTTCATTTTCACTTTTCCACTACAAATGTTATGCGATTGAAAAGAAAGAGAAATGCGCGCATTTGAATTCACGTATTTATTGTAAATGCTGATATTCTTTGGAGTAGCTTGAAGCGAAAAGGAATAAGTGAAAATCTCATTGAATCCAGTATCTGAAACCAATGGATTTTGCGCAACGATTGGAACCTGAATATCATCAGGAATATCGAAGAAATCGGAATTGATACGGATTTGCAACATCAGCTAAAAGTTACAGTGATTGAATAATCTGTTAATCCATCGCCAGCATATACGCCTGTGCCATCCACAATTGACGTGGCAAATGCTGAAGGCGAATAACCTAAATCTGTAAAAGTTACCGCAATTGCATTTAAGTAACCTTTTCTAAAAGTCCACAATTCAAGCAACAGCGCATCCAACGTGTCAGAATCAATCACACATTCATCCAGCGTTAATACTTCCAAATTGCGCTGAAAACCAAGGTTTAAAAATTCAATTGTGCTGCGCTTGATTTCCACGTTTTCCAAATCCTTAATGCCGTTGAAATAGTATTTACCTGCGCTTCCAAATTCAAGGGTTAAATCTGTTATTCCTGTGAATGCAGCGAAATCGAAATAATTGATTTTGTCAAAGAATTTTACATTGCGCAAATCAGAGAATGAAGGCTTAAACACACGAATGAAATATTTACCTTCTTCGCTGTAAGTGTGATTGTAATTCGTTACTGAATTAGTGATTTCCAAATCTTGGCTGGTACCATCGCCCCAATCAATTCTGAAAGGTTGATCCGCAAATGCGCCACGCAAATCCATTCGGAAAAGCAAATTATCTGGAGTAGCGTAAAACACCCAATCCATTTGCTCCCATTTGTAGTTGTATTGCTTGCGCACTATTGTTTCAACTCCATTCACTTCACAAGTCAACACGAAAGTGATAATCCCTTCCTGAATCAAAGGATCTGAAGCGATGTAGTATTTTTGCGTTGATTGATACGTGAATTCTTTGATTTCTGTTCCTTCATAGTAGGCTTTTATGCTTCCAAAATCAGTGATATTTAAACCGTTTCTTTTCAAATCAAGCCATAAAATTCCACTTGAATAAGCTGGTTCAAAATCGGGCAATACCTCAAAATAACTCACTCGATCAGATTCATTGGCACGCACCAAATCCAGCTGAATTTTTTGCAAGAATGAATTTACCTTATAAATGGCTGTTGTTCCAGCGTTGATAATTACAGGAATAAAATTTCCTTTTTCCAGCAAGAAAGTAATGGTTGAATTTACCAATGGCATCAATCTTTCTGCTTCTAAATTTGAAAGCATCATTGTTTCCGCTTGATAGGAAATCACATTCTTTGCATCGAAAATATAATTCTGTGGCAACAAATTATTCAAAGCATAACTTTCTGTACGTGTTGCCAATTCTTGCGAAGTAGTGATGTTTTGCTGAAATTCTGCTGAAAGAATAAAACTTTCAGGAACTCCAAATGAGTTGAAGTAAACGATTTGCTTTGTTAAGCACGCTTTTTCAGGGTAGTAGGTAAATGATTCAAATTCTGAATAATCAATTAAAACATTTAAAACTTGCGCTTCCAAAAAATAATCATTTTCAACAATAACAAATTCTCCTATTGGAAGCGCATCACTAATATCTAAATAACCAATTAAAACTTCTGGTGCGCCAAAATGAACATAATACAATTCCCATCTATTATTCCATCTTATAGTATATGTTGTAATTGTTCCTGCTACCCATTTTTTTCTTCCATTATAAGTTCCATTTGCATACCAACTTACAAGACCAATAGGAACGCCTGTTATTGGTTGAAAAATAGCATTTAGTGTATCAGTTGATCCATACTTTCTAATCTCCCATCTTTGTGCATAAAAACTTTCAATTTCGGGATTATCAATAAGAAATTGGTCAATTTGCTCTTTGAAATTAACATCAAAACCAGTGTTTACAATGTATGTTTCAAACGCTTGTAATTTAAAAAGTGTAGTTAAATTAGATGTAAATTCTTGTGTATAACTTTCACCTTCAAAAACAACAGAACCATATACAATTGCATCAATAGTAATATAATCAATTTCCGCTCCATTCATCCAGCCCAACCAATCAGATTGTTCTTTCAAAATGCGTTTTCCGCTTGGCCACCAAGTAAGCCATTTTCCGCTTGTGTTTTGTGCTGCAATTGGTTCACTATTGTAAAAATCATCAGATGAAACACCGCCCCAATGCGCCAGCAATGTTTCTGATTTTGTTTCAAATGGTATTGAATTGTTGCTGTAATTCTCCGAAAACACAACATAATATCTTCGAAGATTTGGCGCAATGTAGCCCAATTCTTGTTCAAATGGCACAGGGTATTCATTCCAAGAAGCTTCAATTTCAGCATCAATATATTTACCAAAATCAACGTGCGCAACTGAATTTTCATCAAGCACTAAATCGATTGTGGTCACGAAATTAAATTTCCCAGAATTGTAATTACTTTCTAAAAAAAGCGAAGCATTCAGCGCATATCCATCTCGCACCCCTGGTTGATGATAGGCAACTGAATTAACTTCGCTTATGTAGGTTGATGCTTGATTGGTTGTGTAATCAATCACCAATTGAGAAATGGCTTGTTTTGCCGTTAATGTGAATTTTTTAACTGATCCTGGGAATTCAAGAATCGGAAGTTCGATGTTGTAAAATGCGTTAAGTGCTTTTCTTTGCCTTGATTTTTCGAACACAATAGTTCGTAAATCTGCCAATGAGCCAGAAAAGCCAGTGCCGGGTATCTGCCATAATTCTTTATAATTGTTTGCGTTTGTACCATCAACCGCCACAAAATCAATAGTTTCAGTTTTGCCACTTTCAGGGTTTGTAAAAGTCAAAACATAACTTGAACCAATCGCAGGAACATCCAAGAAACTAAGTTCCAAAGCTGGAAAAACGGTTGCAGTATCATACTGTAAATCAGTTGTTACAACAAAATCAATTGAATTCTTTGATAAAGCGCAAAGATACGGCTGTTTTGTAATTGTAATCATAGCTTACGGTTCAGGGGTTATCCATTTATCAGGGTCAATTGCTGTGCTAATTCGCTCATTCAAGAAAAATGAACATTGCCAGCCTGTGAAATAGCCAGTTGCATTTTTGATTTTGAAAGGAACAAATCGAACAGTTTCATAAGCAAAACCGCCAAACAAGAATTCATTTTCAGCGTATGTTTGCGAATCAAAATTGATTTTATTTACAAATTCAATAATCACTTGCTCGCACAAATCGGTTGCATCTTCTTCCGCGTCAAAATCATCTTTGGCGTAGCCTTGCAAAATCATAAACATAAACTGTTTCTTTTGATTTACGCAGTCAATGCGATTGAAATCAGTGATGTAATTGAAAAGCACCATAAATGGACCAGCATCAGGCGAAGGCAATTGCGCCACCGTTCCTGAATAAAATTCTTCCATATCAACACGAAAGAATTTCTTATTTCCTTCAACGTCCGTATGCGCCACATCTACATTGGCAACAGCAAGCGATTTGAAATAAGCAACAGCATCTTTATAGTAACTCATGATGCAAAAATCAACACTTTCTCAAAGAAAAGTTAGGACAACAAAAAAACTCCAAACTTACGAATGGAGCTTTTCTGCTTAAAAAAAAATCAATCATGAAAAAACAAGTGCTTGTCAAAACTACTTGTGGCAAATATACACCTTTTCGCAATATTCAATACAATTTTTCCTTAATATCTAAGTCCTTTCACGCGTGTGATTAAATGTTGAATTTTGAAATTATGATAGATTTCACAAAGTATGATTTAGAAAAAGCCAAATACATTGCCAGAAAAGGCGGTAAATCGGTGCTTGAATCAATGATTGAAAACGTTCAAAATTTAGATTTAGTCAACAAAGCGGAATTGATTAAGTCTATAAAAACAAGAGTTTCGACATCACAAGGAATTGTTGATAAGATTTCGATTTCTTATGCTTGGTATGGCGTTTTCCACGAAATCGGAATTGCAGGAACACAAAACAAATTTCCTTCAGGTGGTGAATTCAAATCAAAGAATCCATCGCAAAAAATGATTAAACAAATCGCTGAAAATTACAATGTTTCAGAAGATGAAGCTTTCTTAATAGCTCGCAAAATCATTCGAACTGGTATTGAAAAAACCGAATGGCGATCAAAAGCGATAAAAGATAATTTACCAGAAATTGATAAAGAATTTTCAGATTATTATGCGGAAATAATTTTGAAAGAAGTTACTGATTTTGATGATATAAAAATGTAAAAATGGCAAAAACTAACATCTACATAGACGGTGCGCAAGCTGGAAACAGTTTAAAACAACTGAAAAAAGAATACAATGAAGTAAATCGCGCAATCAAGGAAATGAAACGTGATTCTGATGATTATCGTGAATCTGTTAAGAAATTGGGCGATTTAAAAGCCGCAATGAATAAGCATCAATCCGATATCAAGGCTGTTTCTCAATCCTATGAACAAGCTGGTAAAACGATGAAGGAAATGCCAGCCATTCAAAAACAAAATGCGAGCGGTTGGAAATCTATTGCATCCAATGCGCTTCCTTTCGTTGGCGTTGCTGGATTGATTTCTGTTGGCGTTCAAGGAATAACTGCTGCCATTGGTTCCTGGTACCGCAATAACAAGGAAATGGAAAAAAGCCTTTCTTCCTTAAAATCGCTTACTGGCGCATCGGCGTCTGATCTTGAATTTTACAAAGAAACGGCAAAAGAAATGGGAAGAACAACAACTCTTTCCGCAATTCAAGCTGTTGAAGCTTTCAAATTGATTGGTTCGGCACGTCCTGATTTATTGAAAGATCGCGAGGCATTAGCACGAGTTACGCACGAAGCTGTAATTTTAGCTGAAGCGGCAAACATGGAACTTGCACCAGCGGCACAGGCTTTGGCTTCTTCCATGAATCAATTTAACCTTGGTGCGGATCAATCAAAACGAATCATTAACACCTTGGCGGCTGGTTCGGTTGAAGGTGCTGCCGAAATTGAAGATTTGACCGCTTCTATTGATAGATTTGGAACGGTTGCAAGCGCAAACAACGTAACAATTGAAGAATCTGTTGCGCTTACTGAATTGCTTTCTGAAAAAAATCTGAAAGGTGCTGAAGCTGGTACCCAATTAAGAAACGTATTGTTGGCAATGTCAACAGCAAGCGCATTGGATGATAAAGCTGTGAAAGAGTTGGAGAAATTTGGCGTAAACGTGGAAATGGTGATGGATAAAACAGTGCCATTCAATGAGCGCTTGCAAGAAATGAGTAAAATTTCAGGTGATCAAACAGCGTTGTTGCGTGTTTTTGGAAAGGAAAATATTGTTGTTGGCCAGACTCTTTTGCAAAATGTTGACCACTTTGAGAAATTAACAACAGCAGTAACAGGAACAAACACAGCCTACGTTCAAGCCAAAATAAACAATGATAACTTGGATGGCGATTTGAAGAAATTATCTTCTGCTTGGGAAGGTTTGACACTTTCAACTTCAGCAGCGCAATCACCAATGAGAGGCGTTGTGCAAATTGGTACCGAAATGTTGAATTGGATTTCAGATGTTATTGGCTTATTGACTGAATGGGATGAATTGAAATTTGAAGAAGTGTTGCTGGATTTTGGAAAATATTTGACGTATATAAATCCGTTGATGTTTGTTTTCGGTGATTCCTTGCGCGAAGCCATTGACGAACAACAGCGAATGAACCGATTGACACAAGAAGTTGTGGATGGAATGAAAACCCAAGCGGATGAAGCGGCAACATTAACAATGGCTTTGGATGCGAACAATAAAGCCTTGAAGGATAAAAATCTAACAGATATTGAAGCGAAGAAAATTCAAGATGAAAACGCATTGATAATTGATAAGCTAAACACAAAATATCCTGAATTAACCAAAAATTATGATTTGCAAAACGCATCGGGGCAAACGCTTTCTAAGTTGCAAAAGGAAATCACAGCGAATTTGTTGAATCAATCTATTGCAGCAGTTCAAGCAACAGAAGCGGAAAGGCTATTGGCTGAAATGGTGCAACAATCGATGGCAATTGCAGAACAGCGCGCAACAGAACAAAACCGCTGGGGCTTAACCAATTTTGTAGCGGATGTGTTCACAGATGATGCGGCCGATTTGGAAGAACAATTGCAAAAATCACAAGCGCAATTGGAGAATTTACCAAACACAATGAAAGATGTTTCCGCACGCATCAAAGGTTTGAATTTGAATTTCGGGCAGGCATTTGCCACACAAACACAGCTGATGGAAGAATCGGTGCGCAAAATAAATAACTTAAAAGTGAATGCGCAATTGTTCAAAGGTTCGTGGATGGAAGATGTTTTCAAAGGGCAAATGAATTCTGAAGAACAGATTTTGAAGGTTTTGAAAGCCCAATCTGAAGAAGAAAAAAAGAAATATATTGAAAACAAGAAACAGGAAGAACAAAAAGCAGCAGCGGAAAAAGCGGCAGCCGATGCCACTGAAAAAGCCAAAGCAAAAGCGGAATCAGCACGCCAAGAATTTGAGAATCTGAAAAAAACATTGGATTCAATTATTGAATCTTCTTCTAAATTCAAGATTGATTTTGCATTGGAAAAACGCTTGGCAGAATTTACGGATGAATTTGCCAAAGAAATGTTTGTTTTTGAAAATGGGATTAAATCCAAGTATCAAAAAGAAATTGATTCTGCGCGCGAATTATCCAAGCAAAAAGGGAAAATTGGCGAAGATGCTGCTAAGGAATTGGCATCGCTTGAAACGTTGCAAGCTGAAGAATTAGAGTTTGGAAAAGATAACATTCGCAAAAAGTGGCGCGCAAAAGGTGAACAGGAAATGGCAGAATTCCAAGCCAACCAAACAGCCCAACAACTCGCACAAGCTGAAAGCTACGAACAAGCTTTGATGGATATTAAAGTGGCGCGAGCGTATGCAGCAGCACAAGCTGTAAAAGATGGCGACATCAAGGCACAGCAAGAAGCGAATGAGCAATTGAACGCCATATTGATTGAACAGTTGGAATTTGAAGCTAAATTAAAAGCTGAAGCACTTAAAAAACAATTGAAAGATGGCGAAATCAATCAAGCGGAATTTGACGCAAGAAAATTGGAAAATGAAACTGTTTTAGCTGAACAGATTTCACAGATTCACACCAACACGCAAGAAGAGTTAATGCAAATGTTTGAAGATCGTTTTTCAGAAATTGCGAATAACATTTCGCGTGTGGTTGATACAATGGAACAAATCGCCAATGCTTATTTCAAGGTGCAATTAACAAACATTGAAAATGAAAAGAATCAAGCATTAAAAGCAGAACAAGAGCGATTGGATAAAGGCTTGATTTCGCGTGAACAATTTGAGTTTCGCAAGCAAGAACTGGAAGATGCCACCAATAAAAAGAAACTTGAAATTGAACGCCAACAGGCAGAACGCGCAAAAATGTTCGCAATGTTTGAAGCGGCAATCAATACAGCTGTTTCCGCATCCAAGGTTTTGGCAAATCCGTTATTATTAGCTTTGACTTTGGCGGCTGGAGCTGCGCAACAATTAATGATTGCTTCAGAACCTTTGCCACAATTCATTGATGGTGGTTTTAGAAATATTGTTGGCGCAAACGATGGCAAAACTTACAATGCACAAAAAGTTTCGCCACTCAAAGGTGGAATGACACCAAACACACCATCTTATGCGCTGTTTTCAGAATCGGGTCCAGAATACTTTGTGCCAAACAATTTATTGAAAGATGTTCGCGTGGCAAATATGGTGAATGCAATTGAAGCTATCAGAACCAATCAGCAAGGCGCACCAGGAATGATAAATTCAATTGCATCTGGTGGAATGAGCGATGAAAGAATTATTGCGTTGTTAAATGCAAATTTGGTGGCAATTACAGCCTTGAATCAAAAGATTCCTAATATGGGCGTAAAAATTGGCGATAAACAGATTGATGATATTTCCACGCGAAGCAATGAATTGAATAGTTTCAAGGCATAAAAAAAGCCACTTGTTAGGTGGCTTTTGGGTTTATTCCAATTGCTTTTGCTGTGAAATATCCTTGAACAATTCACTGTTTGAAGTCATTTGCCCAGTTGCTTTCAGAAAGTCACATTCAACTTTTGCTGAATTTACTAAAACCGCACCAATTGAAGCGATTTGTTTTGCTGTGATGCTTTCATTGTAGCGTTGTTCTGGAGTTAATGATTCATCATTTAATCTTTCCAATGCTACAAACATATGATCTCTTAAATCACTCATTTTGTTTCTTGCCATAATCTTTGATTTTTTTATTGATTTTGTTAATAATGCTTTGAACTTCGCGAATTTCATCAGGATAGCTCAAATTTTTCTGTTTGTTTTTGATAGCCAATTCGCCATCTGTTAATAATTCCAAGTTTTCAATCACACAATTCAAAGGATTTCCATCTTTATAACACACATTCATTCCTGGTGCGATTTCGCCATAAGTTGTGAGCCACAAATAACGATTCAAGAAAACAAATTCATTTCCTACTTTAATCACTTTGAAACTGCGATTGTTATTTGACCAAATCTTGATGGTTCCTTCGCCTGTTACTCCTGTTTTCAACCAGCGTTTTTCATTGCAAATCTTAAACATTCCAAGTGATGTATTTCTGATATTGATTTCCTTTTTTTCCGCATCTGTTCTTTTCAGAAACAAATATCTTCGTTTTTTTTCAACTTGTTTCTTGCTCCAGCCTTTTTTCTTGTAGTATTTCTCATTGAAATAGATAGCAATTTCAGTATCGCCTTTTGATTTGTAATTTTTGCGCAAATACTGAATTTGTTCTTCGTTCCAATATTCCATTTCCATACGCTTTAAACCCAACTGAAACAATTCATTCCTAACGCGTGTCAACTTCATTCCTAAAGCTTCAGCCAATTGTGGATTCGTCAATTTTGAATAGTTTTCACGCAAAAATTGATGTTGTTCTTCAGTAAATGTGATTTTATTCCAAGCTGTTCTCATTTCAATAAATTCTTCGCTATTTCAATCACTAAAATCAAAATCATTCCAATCATTGAAAAGAAAACGCATTTTGCGTGGAAATTATAGTTTTTTGCTTTCATCTTGAATGGAATTAGATTTCAATTTTTCATTTTCATCCTTCATTCTCAACTGCCAATCAATCAATTCTTCTTCAGAATAGCCGATGCCTTTGAACACATCTGAAACAACTTTAGTGACCAAAATTTGCAAGTTGGTTGAAAATTCAATTGCTTCTACATCAGCATTTTTTAGAATGTCAACATCTTGTTTTCTGATTTCTTCAATCAATTGATTTGAAAGCATTTTCACGCGCTTAAATTTTGGCATATCTTCCAACATATCAGCGAGCAAAGGCAGAAGCGAAGTTGCCACCACTGCCTTTTGTTCTGGCGTTAATTTATTCATCGTCAGAAATTAATTCGTAAATAATTTTGAAATCTAAGCTTTGCGCCAGTTCTTTTTCTATGAATGCGCCTTGGCTATTGGTCCAGCCTTCAATCATATAAATTCCTTGGCATTCCATTAATGCTTTTATATCCTCGCGCATAAAGGCATTCCAAGATTTATCGTGTTCGTGTGGCAAATCCATTGGTGAAATAGGTTCGTAGCATTTGTTCATTTCAAGCAATGTTTGTTTTGCCTTTTCAAATTGCGCCTTGGCATTTGGGTTGTTGGTGATAGCACCGGAGATGTAGATTTTCATTTTAATGTTGAATTTTTAATGGTTAATGATTAATTAGAAACCTGTTGAAACTGTTTTCTTAAATGGTCTAAATTCACAACAATTGCACTTGAATTTTTATTCAATTTTGGTAAATGTTTATATGCTTCAGGAAACACTTCACTAACACGATTGTATGTTTTTAAAGTGTTATATAATGCTACTTCTATTTCCTTTTTTAAGTCTTTAATCTCTTTTTTTAATGTTTCTATTTCATTAAATTCTTTCAATAATGATTTAGCACCCATTTCTTCAGTTATTTGCAAACTATTATTTCCAGTATATGGAAATTCTTTTACCCAAACGGTATCATTATTAAATCCAACTCCGTACAAATTAATATAGGTAGATCTATTAATATAGTTAGGATGTTTTTCAAATGTGTGCATTACTGCTTCTGGAATTGCTTTTATTTTAAGATTTCTAATCTTTTCTCCAAAAACATCTTTCATTTTTGTTAGTTGTAATTCTTTTTTTTCAGTCATTAATTTAGCTGTTCTTTCAGCTACATCTCTCGAAATTCTCATTTTATCTATTTTTTAGGGGTTACTTAATTACAATCGTTTTCTGATAATTCAACAGGATAATATTTTGAGTATTTTTTTAATAAACTCAAATCATTCATAAAGCTGGCGCGAATTTTATGTTTTTCAATCGCTTTCCAAATCCTTTTGCGTGGATCAATGCGCTTTTTTCTTCTGGCAATGATTGTGGAAGGGCGCACAATGTATTTTGGTAATCGCTTTGGCTTGGTTCGTGAATGAGCTGCAACAATTCTAATATTTAGCATTAACATTTCACTCCAACCAATCATTGCTTGATCTACTTTTTCAAGAACATTTGCAACATTTGTGCGATCTCTTCCAAAGTATTCAGCAGCTTCGCCTTCTTTCTTTCCGCAAAGTAAGTTCCAAAGAATGCCAGTAAATCGCCACATCACCACAAATGGCAATCTGTTTGGTTGTTTCAGTTCTACCAATGATAAAGGGCAAACCTCGTGGAAATCTTGAATGTCGTAGAAATCGCAATCAATTTTTCGCTTGATTTTGTTTAGGGCAACTAAGTGTTTATTCTTCATCCTGTAAACATTCAAACGTTGCCAAATATTCTTCAATTGCTGTGATGCTTTCAATGCTTTTATTTTCAGCAACATCCATCAGCAATTGCGCTTGTTTTGTGAATGTTTTGAAATTTTCAGAAGTCAAATCTTTCAATTCTTTGATTAGATCTTCATTTGTTATTGAAATGGCTGGTGCTTTGCCGTTGTACACTTCAATCAGTTCACGGATAGCGTTTCTTAATACTGAAAAGTTTTTAACTGTATTATTGAACAGTTCATCACTTTGTCGCTTATTTTCAAGCAATCTTAAATTATCCTCGCTTTTTACTTTCAAATACAGTTTTAGTGCTTCAATTTCAGATTTCAAAATTTCAACTTGGTGAAACTGATTTTTTTCTCCTTTTTTTTGCGCTTTTTCAATCGCTTCTTCCCAAGTCTTATGGGAAACAACTTTAAATCCTAACATAGTTTTAATTTTTAAATGAGTACTCGTTTAATTCTTTGATTGCTTTGCGAATTTCAGGTTCTTTGTGTGCTGAAATATCAATGGTAATTCGCTTTTTATTTACCATAAATCTTTTGGGTCCTGAATTGGGGCGTTTGCCACCTCGGTTTTCAGTTTTCATACTTCTGAAGGTTTTTCGATGCGCTCAAATTCAATTACCCATACCCAGGGGTTATCATCCCAAGAATTAATTCCATGAATACTTGACCACAATGATTGAAAAGAACTTACAGAAGAACGCCAATTATCTTTCACATTAGCATAATCTTTATATCTATATTCAGAAAACAAATCGCTCCACCAAAATTCAATTCCTTCTGAAATAGCATCACCTGAATCAATATCTTGCAATCTTTGAACTCTTACATCTGTAATTTTCAACCAAATACGCGCTGCATCTTTTGGCATAAAAATAGAAGGCTTCCATTTTACAAAATCAGTATCAATAATTCTCATTTCAGTTGCAGCTTTGAAAACAAAAACTCCAGTATTTGGATTTTTAAAGAAAGTTTCACGAACCCAAAGCACATCGCCGTGTTTTCCATAAGGAGAATAAACACAATGTGATTCTATTGGTTTTGTAGTAGTATTCACAAATTCATCTTGCCATTGTGCCCATTCAGCATAAAGAACAGGGTTTTCCATTGAACCTTTTTCAACGCCTCGGTCATAATCGAAACAAGGATCTTCATCAATGTTTTCAAGTGGTGGTTGTGGCTTCACAATCCTTCTTGTTTGCGTTTTTCTTCCTTCCAAAATAGCTTGAACCATTGGAGTAGAAAATAATATTGGTCTGCTTTTCATAATTAAAAATTTTCAAGTGGTTGATTTCCCCATTCTTCCAATAAAGCCTTGACTTCATTGATGGTTGTCGTTGCTTTTACTTTTTTGAGTTTTTCACTAATAGTACCAAGCAACGCATTTTGATAGTTCCAGCTTTCTTTCAATCTTGGATAAAGATCAATTACTCCAGTATGCTTTGAAATTAATAGTTCCAATTTATGTTTTGCTTGCGGATTCCAAGTTGAATTATCAGCAGTTATTTCCGCTATTAAATTATACTTTTCTTTAGATGCTGTTTTAATCATATTAATTTCAAATTGATTTTGTGGAATTAAAATGATTTTCGTTTCATTTTCTTCGATTGTAACTTTAGATCTCATCTGCTGGAGTATAAAAATAGATTAATAAATCAACGGCTTCTTGGATAGAATAACAGACTTCGAAATGACCAGACATTGTCAATTCAAACATTTTCTTTTCACAATTTTCTGTTAGGTTCAAATCGTTTCCTTCAAAGCGATTTTCAACATTCATTACTGAATCATCAACCACTTGAAACACTTTGTTTTCTGATGCTTTTAGCTTCAAATTCGCCATTTCTGCAATGACTTCTAAATTGTTTAATTGTTTATTCATAGGTTTAAAATTTACGGAATTTTTTAAAAAACCACTCCTTAGTGTATATTTCAATACTTATTTAAAGGAGTGGTTGCTATCAGTCTTCGACCACCAATTTTGTTTTTATAAATCCTTTTTCTTTAAGTTTTTCAACTTCATTTTCTTTCAAATTCCATCTTAATTTACTCAAATGTTTAATTTCAGTTTCTTCATTCCAAATCATTTGAATATCTAAAATCAATTGACATTCATAATTTCTTTTTCCTGCAACTTCTAAAATATTAATTGAAATTGATTCAACGGTAATTTTACCACCTATTTCAATCTTTCCTAATTTTAACTTTTCTTCCATTGTTTATTTTTAAAAAACCTTCCCAATTGTGCGTGTCAATGAAATTCCTAAGTTTTTGATTTGATTGGGAAGGTTGGGTTTTCTCAGGTACCCGAATTAAGATTTTAAATAACTCCCCAAGCACAATTGCCGATTTTGAACGTGGGGAATTTTAGGTTTACCAGAGCCTAATTAAGAAATTATGATTAAATCATTTTGAATGTTTGCCCAAAATGAACTTCCATTTATTGTTGCATTTACTGAACAATCAGCGCAAAGAGTTACAATACAAGTATTTTCTTTGTTTTTTTTGATGCACATATCACCAAGATATTTATTCCAAAATTCAATTGGTGCAACTCCTGAATAAGAATGTGTTTTTCCTGTTGTTGAAACTTTATGAGCTAACTCCATTTCAAATCCATCAATTGTTAATTTGATAGAATTTGGATTTTCTTGTAAAACTTGGCTGAACAATTGATTTCTTTTTTCATAATTAGTTCCACCATTTGTAGATTGATTTCCGATTGAAATTTTACTACCATTTACTACTGTGTTAATTTGAGTTTTCATAATCTGATTTTTTAAATTTTTACTTCGTTTTGACTTAACAAAGGTAACTATATTTTTGAATAAAACAAGCGTTATTCAAAAAATAATTAAAAAAAAGTGAAAAAAAATCAGAAAGGATCATCATCTTCTTTGTTTGCGTTCATAATTGCAGGCGTGTAGGCACTTTCTTGCACTGGAGTAAATGGACCAGTTACCACATCTTTCAAGCTTAAATTCAATTTATCAAAGTCAAATGCATAAGCAGAAGTTTTTCCATTATCAAATTCAACTGTTTTGACGTTGCCAATAAATGATTTCTTATCCGATTTCATGTAAGACTTCAACGATGTTTCTGCGTGGCCATTTTCGCCTGTTTGCTTGCGGTGGTGTTCTGAATATTTAGGGAACACACGCTGGAACCTAACAAACAACACATTCTTATTCTGTGGAAATTCAATCACCACATCTTTATCATCTTTTCCGCGCACTTTCAAGCTGGAAACACACGCCACTTTGTAATCTTCATTGTTTTTCAAGATGCCATCGAAAGAAAGGAATTCAAGCATTTTCCAGAAGCTGTTTAAGATATTCGTATCTGACGCAATAGAAGATTGATTGATAATCCATTCCTTGCAAATTTCAAACACTTCTTCATAATCCATCGGAATGTCGATTTTTGAACCCATAATCTTTAGAACAGTTACCAAAATTGAAAGTGATTGCAAGGTTCTTCCTTCATAACTGATGGCAGCCAATTCAATCTTCATTCTTCTGCTTACTTCATCAAATTCTGTTTGCCACTGATCTTCAAAATAATCGCGCCAAGAAACAACTTCTAAAATCAAATTTGATAAGCCTTTTTTCTGCCAGCCGTTCAAAATGTTGTATTCATCCACTTCCGCTTGTGTGAATTCTTCTTGCTTTTTGGTGAATTCCAAAAGAACGGTGCGCAAAAGCAGTGAATTTTCATCGCGTGTTGGATAATGTTGTCCGGAAATTCCAGCACCTGAATTGATTAAAACTTGCTTGGTTCTGTTATCATTCGACATAATTGCCTTTTCAGCTCCTACGCCATCAAATAAAGATTTCAAAGCTTGGAAACGCTTATCATCTAAATCATTGGTGTATTCATCCAGCCAAACAAAAGAATTGCGCACCCTTGAAATTCTTCTTTGAAAACCATTTACAGTTCCTGAATTAAGGTTGAATTCTGGTTGATTGAAACAAAAAACACGGCTTAAAGAACGTGCACAAGTGGATTTTCCTGTTTGTGGCTGGCCTACGAAGAACAGCAAAGGGAAAACATTCGTGGATTGGTAAATAACATCGCGAAAACAGCACGCAATCATATACAGCGAAGTGATAATTCCATTGTTGCCATAAACTTTTTGAATTTGTTGGCTCCATAGCTTATAATTTACTTCTTCATTGAAATTATACTTCAAATATCGATCCGCAACATAGTCGTCTTGATCATTCTTGAAAACAGTATTTATTTTTGAAAACGCTGGCAAAAAGTATTTTTCACCGTTTTTTTCGATCAATCCATAATCATCAATTCGTTTGAATGTTTTATCATAAGCAATTCCATCAGCGAAGGCATAGAATTTGTTATCTGGTTGCCAGCCTAAAGTGGTTAATGGTTGGCAATACAGGAATTTCGACATATACTTGATGTAAAAATTCTGATGTTGGAAAGCAGAACCTTTGAACCAAAAATTTCCGTGGTTGGCAACTGCTTCGCGAAATCCTTGTAAAGAAAGCCATTGCTTGTTTTTGATTTCAATAATCGTTTTTTTGTGTGGATTTTGAATTTCAATAATGCGATCTGAATCATCCTTAGAACCAACCTGAAACACTGGTTTAATAATGAAATTTGTAACGCGTTCAAAATCCTTGAATGAATTGCCTTTTGGGAAATAATAACCGATTTTTTTCGGATCTGTTTCTGAATAAAAACCAAATTCGCTAAAATCTTGAATTTCATCTTTGGATAAGTGGCGTGGCAATACAAAACCATCCACTTCTTCTGAATTCTGCGAGGCTTTGGCTGCTAAATTAATCTTTACCCTTTCTTCAACTGTTTTGCGGTCTAATTTGTATTCTTTGGCAAACAATTTCACATAGGAATTGCGCAATTGTGCATCTGTAATTACAGCAACAATTTCAGCAGCTTGAATTTCAGCATTTGTTTTTTCAATCGTTGTTTTTGCTTCTGAATAGATTTGTTTCACCAGGTATTCAACAGCATCCACTTTTCCTTCCAAAATTTCACTTTTCAAAGCTTTGTATTCTGAAGGTTGGCGCGATTTCACCAAATCATCTGGATCCATTCCTTGCGCTTCTGGAATATACAAGTAAACTTTCAATTCGTTCTCCAAACACGCAATTGTATCTTTTTTGATGGATGCCAAGCCAGCTTTATCATTGTCAACAAAAAGCATCACTGTATCACAATACTTGCGAATCATTGCCATTTGCTCATTGGTGAAAGCAGTTCCAAGCGGTGCAATAGTGTTGTTAAATCCGATTTCGTGCAAACTTGTTACATCAAAATTCCCTTCAACCTTAACGGCAAAACCCATTTCACGCATTGAAAACTTTGCCAAATGAATTCCAAGCAAAGAATTTGATTTTGAATAAGCTTCTGTTTCGGCTGTGTTCAGAATCTTTGGAATTGTTTTTCCAGCTGGTGCTTCAATGATGTTTCTTCCTGAAAAACCAATTAACTTTCCTGAATCTGTGAAAATAGGAAACATTATTCTTCCGCGAAAGAAATCATATACTTTGCCGTTTTCTGATTTCTTCGCTAAGCCAGCTTTAATGATTTGATCTTGTGAAAATCCTTGCGCTTTCAAATATTTCTGCAACGCATCAAATGAATCAGGCGCATAACCCAAGGCAAATTTTTGATAAGTTTCAGGTTTTGCTCGCATTTTATCAACAGGAATCAAGCGCAAATTTTCTTCTGAAGTAAAAAATTCAAGTGCTGCTTGATTGACTTCTGTTAATGTTTTGATGCGCTCTGATTTCTCCTGGTATTCTTTGGAGCGTGGCGAATCATCAAATTCAACCGCAATTCCGAAAGAAGATGCAATTTCTTTGATTGCTTCCGGATAACTCATGTGAAATTTTTCCATCACAAAAGCAATTCCATTGTTGCCACCTTTACCTGTGCTGAAACATTTCCAAAGGTTCTTGGAAGGTGATACGGTGAAAGATGCGCTTTTTTCTTCTGTGAATGGTGATTTGGCTTTGAAACTTGAACCCGATTTTTTCAATTCAGGAACAAATTTAGAAATCACTTGAACCAAATCTAAATCATTTACAGCATCAATGGTGGTTCTACTTAACATATTCAGGAAGTTTAGAAAAGTGAATGATTTCGCGGTTAAGAATGCGCGCCACAGTGAGCGAATGTTGAATTGCTGCTGAAGTTTCATTCGTACAGCTGACAACCAAATTGCATTCTAATAATTGCGCCACATTCTCTTCCATATCTTCCTGATCGATTAGTGCGATGGATTTAACATTTTCTCCTTCAAATTGTGTAAGGTCAAGCGATTGTTTCTCATTGCTGACAACAATGATGAATATTTTAAGATTTTTCATTTTGATTTTATTAGGGGTGGTAAAATTGAGATTTTTAAGAAAGCAATCAAATGACTACTTTCTTTTGGCCAAGGTCAACGCTTTTGCCTTTCGTTCTTCCAAAGCTTCTTCTTTGAGTAGAATTGCTTCAGAAATCGTTTGTGTATCGGCATTTTTTAAAGATAAATGCCTGCGGATGCTGTTTGCTGTCAATCTTCTGTCGTGTTTTTCAAGCATTCGCACACGCAATTTTTCTGCATAACCCCAAGGAAGAGAGTTTCGGAGGCGCATAAGGGAATCTTCTGTGTAATCCATTTTGAGATTTTTTAATTTTTAATGGTTAATGATTAATTATTTTTTGATGATAATTTGTTGAATAAGATTTGATTCAGATTCTTTATTTTCAATTTCAAACCCTTCACCAATAAAAGGAATCGAAAAAAATAGAATAATAACTCCAATAATTAATCCTTGTTCAAATTCAATAATTCTATCGAAACAACTAATTATTAAAATGATTATAGAAATAGCTAATAAGATCAGCCCTAAGATTAAATTTATGTTCATTATATGTGATTTTTAATTGATGAATAAGCGTAAATCTTTGATGTTTGCATTTCAATCAGTTCTTTTATTGAAAATGGACGGGTTTCATTTACCCCAGTTATTTGAGGATTATAAAGCCAAAATTCTATGTTAGGATTGCCACAATGGCGAAAAATAAAACCTTTATTTGTTTTTTTATAATCATTATAGTAATATTCAGAAAAAATAAACTTTTGATCAAATAGCATAAAATCTTTGATTGCCCAATCAGAATATCTAAGCCAGAAGCGTATATCTGTTTCTATAATTTCCTTATCGACTTCTGGATTGTTTGCAATTTCAATAAAAAAATCTTTGGTAAAAGAAATCTTTCCTTCAATATCACTACGTTTAAAAAATTTTCCGGGCGAATAGAAATAAAAATTTTCCTTTTTATAATCTTTAAAACTTGTTACAAAATCAATTCCATCAATCAATTTTTTATTTGAAACATCAAACATTGAATTTAAAATTCCATTTCCAGTTATCATTCCACCTGAAGGAAAAGAAGGCCTTGTGATTTTTACAAACCTGTTGAAATTAAGCTCTTCAAATTGCTTTTTAGCTTCAATTAAACCATTAATTTGTGGAAATTCACATAAAGGAAAAGGATGGCTAAAACCTTTAAAAATATTATGTAATTCTTGATAACGGTTCTTTTTATAAACCATCACTTCATATTTTTCGCGCGCTAATTTCAAACATTCCAGCATTTGATCTGGTGTGAAATTGGCTTTTTGCATTTGGCGAATCCATTTATCCGCTAATTTTTCAGGGGTGCTGTTTTTCATTGTGTTATTTATTAATGGTGAATTTCGTTTTCTTTTTACCTTTTTTTGGTTCATATTGATTAAAGCGTAAACACAAATCCTGATGAATCGCTTGAATTTCTTCAAAGGATTTTCCTTTGTGTTTCATTATTTCAGTCCAGCATTCATTTATTTTAGCTTCATCATCTTTTTTGATTGCTAAATTGAATTTGAAAACTTTACCTTTTCCTCTTCCAAATCTTACCATTGGCATAGAGTATTCATTGTCGAAATCATTTCCGAAAATGATAGTTTGCATTTTGACAGATGTTAAATTCATATTATGATTTTTGATTAGTAGTTCCTTCAATTAATTTTTCCAAGCGATATAAATCGTGAATGGTTTTACAGCCATTAATTTTAATACGGCTACCAATCGATGAAAAATAATAAATCACAATGAATTTATACCGAAAATTTATTTCAATCTTAAATTGTTGTTTTCTATAAATAGAATGATTTGAAATTTCAATGTGTTCTTGAAAGTGAAATCCATTCTTAACTAAATGGTGTTCCAGATTCTTGTGGAAGGTTAATTTCATTGGGTGCGAGAATTAATTTTTTGACAAATATAAATATTTTATTGAATTAAATGAATTAATTGAATTAAATTTTGTATATTAAAAAAGGCTAATGAAATTAATCAAAAGCCTTTACTTTTTTTTTTATCCTGCACCTATTGATCAAGTCAATAAAGGCAGTTGGAAATCAAGGTTTACCAAACAATAATTTCCCGATTTTTTTAATCTTTTGAATGAATGGAATCGGTTCAACTTTCACATTCAATTCACGATCACCAACTTCATTTCTGTTGAAATCAACATCAACATTTGGTGTGTCAATGTTTACTTTAAGTGGTTTTTTTGGCTTGTCATCTTTCATCTTCTTTCGATTTTGGTTTATAAAAAATAAATAAAGCGGTGGCAATTGCGGCTAATACAATCGGAATTGCTTTGGCAACAATCAACCAAAAATCGCTGGAAGTGGTGATTTCCAAAACAAGTGTTTTTTTACCTTCAATCCATTCTGTGCGCTTCAATGTATCCTGCGAAAAAGCGGAAAAGCATAAAAAAAGCGCAATTATTGTGGCTAAATTTTTCATTTTATTTTAAAAATTGATTTGAGTTTGGTGATTAAAATATCATAGAAATCATTCACGAATGAATCTAATTTTGTGGTTAATTCGTTAGCCACCCAACCAAAACTGAAGGAAGCCAACACAAGTATTTTTGGTGATAAATCTTTAAAAAATAGGCTCAAAATCGCAATTCCACCATAAGCGATCACGCCACCAACCAACATTGAAAGAATGGTTGTTCTGCGTGGAAGTTTCAATTTCAAGGCCTTTATAAATGCGCCACCAATCCCTACGCCTGTTGAAATTAAATCAAGCCAAAAATCTGAATTTTTCATGCAATGAATGTTTTTGCTGCAACAACTTCTGGAGCTGGCAGAATATCGTTAATAATTAAGTGATTTTGCGCCTTGGATAAGTACGAATTTCCCATTGCTTCATAGTTTGAAATCTGTTGGTGAATTTTATCCGTGTTACCAGGAACATAAATTTGTTGATCAGTGTCTTTATCAGCTGTGTTTTCAATCAAGCCTTGTGGCGTTAATTTAACCAGCGATTTCTTGAACGCATTGGCAACTGTGAAATTTACCAGCGCATTCTTTGTGAATTTCAAAGCAATTTCTTTGGCTGGCTTGTCGCCATCATCTGGAATGGTTCCAATGAATTCATTCACAATCGCATCCGTCAAAATTGCACGCAAATTGAAATCAATCGCTTCTTCTTGCTGTTGTGCCAATAAGGGAAACAACAAAAAAGGGCGTGCCATGTGCTGTAAAAGGTTGAATTCCTTGGTGGTTTTGATAATCAAGGAATTGCGCAACAAAAACGCTTGTTCCAATTCATAATCAGGAAATTCACTTGGATTGCTTTCAATGGTGCGAATCAATTCAGAAATGTAGATTTCACCCGATTCTATGTAAGAATTATCAGCTTTTTTGACTTGCCCGGAATAAGCTGCTTTTGAATTTTCATTTTCAGTGCGCAAGATTCCTAAATCACTAACTTGGATTTCCCCTGTTTGTGACCATTGAAACATTGAAAATGAAATAACAGCACCTTCAATGTGTTTTTTTGCGTTAACAATCACATCTTCTTCGCTGGTATTTGCTAAGATTGTTTCACAAAATTCTGTGGAAAAATACTTATTAATAAAGTTAGAAAACGCTTTGATTTCGTGTGGATTCAGCCTTGAAGCAGTAAAAGAATTAGCAACATTTTGGTAACGTTGAATTTGAGCTGTTGAAGTAATTATTGCCATTAGTTCACGATTTTAGTTCCTGATTTATCTTCATTCAAGGTAGTTGGCACAATGTGTTCGAAAGTCCATTTCACGTTGCTTGGCCATTGGTTCACAATTCCAACCGTTCGCAAAGGTTTCAACACAATCATTTGTTCGGCATAAGAAGCGGAAATGGTGTTATCCATTCCAACACGCTTATCACTTCCAGAACCTGCGCCCATCGAATTTGATTGTGTGCTGATATTCGCCAAAGAAACATCCACGCCAATTGCACGCGCTGTTTGCATATCCGCTTCTTGCAACGAAGTTAGGAACTGATCTTTTTTGATTGGATCTTTTAGCTCGGTAATTTTCCAACCTGAAATTTCCTTTCCTGTTGCTTGATGGATGCCAAAGTGCGAATAAAAATTTCTTCCAGCATTATCATTTCCTTGCAAGTAAGTATTCATTTCATCCATCTTGGCATCTTGCAATGTTTTCTTTTCGGCTGGTGTTTTCGTGTTCCAATCCTTGTAAATCTTTTCCCAGTAATCATAAGGAATTTCAATGTGGTAACGCAAATTGAATCCGTTGTTGTTGATTTTGTTCATCAAAATCGGAACAGAAAGCGAATAATCAAGCCATCCATTTGTTTCAAACAATCCAATGTGTTGTGGCACGGCATAAAGTGTGCGCCCTGGTGATGGCAAATTATTGTGTGTGATAAATTTCTTTTTGAATTTCAAAACTTCTTCCCTGCGAATGGAATAATCATCCAAGAAATTAACTTCAGTAAAATCAGCCGCACGTTCTGACCAATTGGAATTGATACGCACGTTTTTAATGATGTTATTTTCAATCAATCCAAAGCGGCAAAATTCAGCTTCTTGATGCCAAATATTTACGATTTTATCATTTTTGGTATTGAAAATAAATTCACAGAAAAGATTATTGTACATCTTCAAATCCATCCAGCGTTCAAGCATTATCAATTCCAAATCATTGTTCAAAATGAAATCTTCAATTGCTGGAATGGCTGAATAATCGCGTTCGATTCCTTTTGCTGTTCTGATTTCACGGTAATATTGTGGACCACGACCGAAAAGCGTTGTTGCCATTTTGATTAAAAGCGGATAGGCAGTTGTTGTTTTCTCCAGCTTTTGGCGTTGCTCGGTTGGTTTTAGGTTGTTAGCACCCCAATTTTGCATTGGTGTACCTTGAACGTAAGGAGTTGAAATTGATGTTGCTGGTTTTGTTGCGGCATCAGCTGCCAAAGAAACAACCGCGCCACCACCGTGCAGAATTGCAAAATGTTCGCCAACATATTCAACTGAATTATTTTCTGGATTCATAGCATTACGCGTTTATCATTGAACATTAAAATCAAAGGCAAATGAACAGGCTTCAATGAAGAAGTAGGTCTATCACCCATATATAAAGTAAAAATTCGTGTGAAATTAGAATAGTGATTGCGCTTTTTGACTTTCAAATCTTGTACCGCTTCAGTTGAAGATCGTTCTGTTTTTTGCTTGGTAACTTTTCCAGTAATTGTTCGCAATTTTCCGCCAGTCTTGCGCATAATATCCAGCGAAACATATTGGATTTTCACCAATTCGCCAGCGTCAATTGCTTCCACTACTTTTTCAAATCGAATCACATTCATAGTACAAAAATCAAAGATTTTGAGCGGAAATATAATGACAAAAAAAAGCCACCTTTTCAGATGGCTTTTCCTGCTTTCCATTTTTACCTAAATTAAAGTATGACACTATTGGGATTCAAATATACAAGTTTTTTGGTAAAATCAAATAAATTGCGAAAACTGTTGCAACGAATAAAATCAGAAATCCAAGAATGAATAATAAGAAGGCGAAAATGTTTTCAATGTAGGTTTCTGAATCATTTTGTTTCAATCCGTTTTCAAGAAATTCAATTTCATCTTTGATTAGGATTGCAGATTCAGAATCGGGCGCAATATCGCCTTCAACTACTAAAAATTGATACGACTTTCTTAATTTTTCAAGCCTTTGATTGATTGGATGGTTGGGTTTTAGGTTCATAATTTTGACATTTAAGGATTAATTTGGGGTATAAATCTAATTTTCTTCTGGCTTCCAATTCACTATCCGCATCAATGAAGCGATAAACAATTTTTTGTTTCAGTTTTCCGTCAACAGGAACAAAGTTTTTAACTGTGAATTTGAAGGTTGCCATTTTATTTTCTGAATTTGTTTTTAAATATTTTCGACAAATGGAATTTTTAAACTACTTGAGAAAAACTTAAATCTTATTTCTTGATTTTTAAAATGAGTTTCATTTTTTTCAATTCCATAGAAATCAAACCCTAAATCATAGCTTGCAATTCTATGAGATCCAGAACCTAAATGAGTATCTAAAATTTTCCAATCTTTTTTACAATAACGATTTAAAAAGTACCGATACAATTTAATGGGCTTTTCTGTTGGATGAATTCGTTTTTGATTTAGTTTTTTATTTGCTTGCTGGATCCATCCATTATTTTCTGAAACGCCTTGCATCATACCATTCCACATAAACTGATAAATATATGTAGGCTCATTAAATGATGACCAAGCTAATTCAAAATCATTAAATGAATTGTCACCATTGCATTTATCCCAAATTATCCAACCAAAAGGATTATCAATTATAAATTGTTCAATTTCGTTTCTTCTTGGTGTTTTAAAAGGCTTAACATTTTTAAAAGTAAAATAATTAGCACCCCAAATAATTTGATTTTCTGAAACGCGAAACAACTCATTAAAATAATCTTCATTAGGTATTTCCCAAGTATCTGTTTTATCGTATTCCCTTCTTTTAATTTTTGTTGTGCTTATTTTCTTCCCATAAAAACCGCGCTTTTCTGGTCCCGAAAAATAAGGAGGATCAACATTTGCCAAATTAAAAAAAGCGTTACTAAACTTCGGTAGTTCTTGTAAGCAATCACCAAAAATAGAAATTGAATCTGGTACCAGCTTTTTCATTTTTCAGGATTTGATTTAATATTCTGTTCTGATAATCTATCCAGCTCAAACATCACCGTGAACCAGTTTTGTTTTGCTTGATCTTCGTAATTTCCGAAAACGCCAGTATGTGACAAATCCAACAAGGTACCAGCCCAACCGCGATCATCCATTTTGATTTTGCCGCTTGATTCTGCAAAAATATACTTCAGCATTTTGAATCGCTGTTCACGAACTGATTTGAAATAAATGAAATTTGCCACCAACAGATTCAACGGTAATTTCTTGAAATCTTCAATTCTTGATTTGCATCTTTCCGCATTGAATTCTTCGCGAATGTCGTTGTTCCATTTGGCTGATTTTCGGAAAGCTGTTAAATCTGTGCGCTCTGGTCGATACATATATGACATCATCACCGCTAATTGTTCTGCATCCTTTCCATTTGAAGCCTTTACAAATGCTGTTTCAATCAACGTGAATTCTTCAATGGTGCATTTTGACATTAAACCAACTGGACCATAAAAAGGCACTTTGCCAACCAATACTGAAGGCAACAATTGACCAATCAAAAGCGGTTCTTCCAAGAACACAAAATCCAAGTGTGGCAAAATATCAACCCATTCGCTGGCTGTGATTTTGTTGGTGTATCTGAAAGGCACATCGGAAAGGATTCTGAAAGCTGCAATTCGCAAAGCATTGTATTCTACGGCTGTGGCTTGCTTGTTTATGAATTGCGATAAGAGTTGGCAAACATTGATAAATTCAAGTTGCGTAAATTCTGAATAGGAAGATTTTAGGTGATATTCTTCGGAGTTGATTTTAATTTTTTTCATTGAATGATTTTTCAAGTTGTTTTAATTCTAATTCAAGTAGTTCAATTTTATCCAAGGCACGCTTATAATTAAAATCATCTTCAATTGGAAATAAGCTTGACCAAGAATTTTCGAATTTAATAAGCTTATTTTTGAATTCTGTTATTTTAGATTTCTTGGAACGAATTTTTCCTTGAATAATTTCTTGCAAAGTTTTACCAGTTGCAGGCTCGTTTCCCCAAAATACTTGAACCTCAAATTTTGGATATTTAACTTGAAGTAATGCAGCTCGGTATTTAAAATACCAATCATATTTCAATCTCAAATCCCATTTTAAACCTGACCAAGAAAGAAACTCTATTGATTCTCTTTTTGAATTAATCACTTTAATGTTGAAAAAGTGAACAACATCTGAAACGCTGGAAATATTTGGGTTTTTCATTTTCGAATCGACATTAGTTAATATCCAGGTATTATTTAAATGATTTTTTTAGATTGGATAACAAAGCCTAAGCGAGATTAAAACCATCGCTTAGCCAACTGTTATCCAACAATCCACCAAACCAAACCCCACACAATCACATTCACAATTGCCATTCCAAGAAACATCAACAAAATACCAGCTTTTTTATAACCTGATTTCATTGTTCGGGATTCATAAGCAAAAGAATACACTGAATAGATTTTGCGCAAGCGGAAAATAAACAGAAACATTCCGAAGAAAAGCCAAATAATTAGCTTGAATAATTTTAAGATTTTCGTTTTCATAAATTGATTTTTTTCGACAAATATAAAATACAAAAATGAATTAAATGAATTAAAATTGAATTAATTTGTTTTTTGAAGTCATTTTTTTAGGTTAAAAAATTAACTATCACATTTTTAAGCACTTACAAAATAAATTTTTAAAAATAAATCCAAGAAAAAAGCGCGGCTGTGTCTTCCT